TAGGTAATTAAAACAATAGATTAGTTTTGCACCTGCACCAGTTGTGCCGTGATTTTTTTTTATATCTGATACGTTGTAATTGATTTTAGGAGTTTTATTGAATACTGATTTAGTACCGACAAAGAATTTGCCGTTTTCTGGATTAATACCACATATTATAGCAGGCGCACCGTCCCATTTAACGGTCATATTAACTGCACCTTTGGTGTTACCGGCCAACATATTTCTGACCGATTTCAAAAAATTTATTGCGTTGACACCGCCTTGAGCACCGTTATTAATTATATCATCTTCTAGGTGTTCTAGGTGTGTGTTCTTTTCCTGTGTAAAGAATCCTTTAAAACTAAACATTTGTTCTCCAATTTATCCATTATACAAAATAATTCCATTTATGTCAATATTCAATACTACTATTTATATTAGAATATCTTTATAAAAGGACCATTTAAATTACTAAATTCTTTTTTTGCTCCGTAGTATAAAGTCTCAAGCCACTCTTCAAATTTATCTTTTTTATCTATTTTCATATACAATTCAATAGTTCTTAAAGCGTGTAATTTAGAGAAAATTCTACCTAAAGTATTTCTATCCTTTTCAAAATTTTTTAAACCGGTTTCTAAATTTTTTTTAAAACTAGATTTTTTTGTGCCGTATGTTAGAGGTTGGTCCCAATTAACTTTTTGTCCTGCAATAGTTTCATTTTGTATTCTATCATAGAAATTAGTCCAAAAATCTAATTGTTGTTTAGTAAATTTACCTGTTATTGTTATCATAGGATCCTTTACTACTGAAGGAGGCATTTCAAGACTTAACTTGGCCAAGAAAGGTCGTAAGGCAGCTACTGAAGCTTTACCTAATTTTGCACCACCACCTTTTGGTGTTAAGTCAGTTTGAGGACCAGTTGTTGGTTTAGAATATCTAAAACTTCTAACCTGTACAGCAATCTCATTTTGATTTGCAAAAAATCTTAATGAAAATTCTCCTGTATCAAATAGAGGTGGTTTTACCATATCTAAATCACAATATAAACTATTAGGTTTTAATTTAAATTTTACTGATTTTTTATTACCTAAATTTGCCTCTTCTATTCTAGCCTCTTTAGCATTTTTAGTTAGACCTTTTAGTGAAATTGGTATCATTGTTTTATCAACCAATTTTTCTTTCATAAGTTCATTTAATTTTTCTAACTTAGCTTCTTTTTCTATCTTCTCTGCTAATATTTTTTCAACACTCTTCATAATTTTAGATTCATTTGACTTTTTAACCATTACAATATCCATAGGATTCCACTTATCTTTCGTAGAAACTCCCATATCTTTAGCCGCTTTCTCTAAAAAAGGCATAATACCCTCGTCTCTACTATAAAGATAACCTCTTTGATTACCTAGATATTTTTTTAATGCTTTACCTTGCAATTGATAATATTGATACCATATTGCTGGCATATTTGGATATGCTTTGTCTTCTATAAAATTTACTGAAGCTTCTTTATTTTTTTCTATTAATTGCTCAAAGAAAACTCTTGAACCGTTTTCTTGCATTTTTGTATCTTTAGCTGTAGCCATAGTATCTCTCTTTTATACTATTTATTATAAAATGGCAACATCTATTTTGGATTATATTTTAAACATAAAAATGGTGGTACGCCACCATTGTTCTTCCAGACTTTGTGTTTATTCTGAAAATCAACTATTTTTTGTGCGTCTTCTTCAAAAAAGTATTCGTTAATAATAGAGTTAGTTGGCTTTTCAACAACTTGCCAAACCATTTTTCTGCCTCGCTTAACTAGATTCGTGATGTAGGATAGTCCGTTCACTTCTCTACCTCCTGGTTTTTTATCACCTCTATGAAACTTTACCTTTTGTGTTTTCTTTTTTCTTGGCATTATAGTTTGAAGTCGCTAAATTTATCGTATGCAACTTCTTTTTGTTCTACTTCTTTTTGATTGCTGTCAACAATTGTTTGAGCGTTTTGACCTACATCATACAATCTCATTTTTGCACGGTCAACACCTACGATAAATGACCTGTTGACGCTTGGGTCATTGTATCTATTTTTAAGTTGTTTAATTTTCATCTGACCTAGAGCTTCTAACTCTTCAGTAGAAATTAAAGCAAACATAAAATCTGCTGTTGCTGGTAAACCAAAAGATTCAGAGGTATCTTCTAAACCAATATCAGTTGAAGTATAACCAGTTCTAGTTGTTTGTGTAGCACTAAAGATAGGTACATTAAATTCTACTGCAAGACCTCTTAACTCTTCAGCGATTGCCTTGATATAGAAATAAGAACCAACATTACCACCTTTAAATCTACTTGAAGCACATATATTTAAATAGTCTATAAACACTACATCTGGTCTAAATGATTTCTTTAAAGCTAGTTCATTAAATAATGCCTTAAAATGACCACTATGAGCAGACGCCGTTGGATATTCTTTGATAATTAATTTACCATAAGTCTTATCTGATATCTTTTTAAGTTTGTTATCATACAAATCTTTTGGCATTACGTGTAGGTCATCCATAGAAACATCTAATAAATTTGCGTCTATTCTTTCAGCGATTCTTTCTTCAGCCATTTCTAAAGTTATATACAATACATTATAACCTTGAGTCAAAAAGTTTGAAGCACAATGACACATAAACAAAGATTTACCAACACCGGTACCTGCTAATGCAATATTCAATGTTTTTGCTGGTATACCACCTTTGGTAACTCTATTCATATAATCAAGGTCAAATTGATACCTTTTTTCTTTTGTATGATACCATTCGTATCTATTTTCTGCGTCATCTAGGTAATCGTGACCAATATGATTGTCAAAAGAAACTGCTAATGCGTCTGATAAAATACCAGGTATTGCCTCTGGTGTTTTAGTCTTATCTTTATTATCAAGTATTTTAATACCACTCAATACTGCATTATGCACGGCTCTATCTTTACACCACTTTTCAGTAGTATCTAATAGCCATTGTTCATCTGTTTCTAAATCTGTAATAGTATTAACATAATCTTTTAGTTGAGTATGTTCAGTATCGTTAATATCTTTTCTTGAATTTATCTCAATTAATATTGCGTCTTTTGTAGGTACATTATTATACTTTGTAATAAAATTAAATATAGTTGTGAATATAACTTGTTCTAATCTGTTTGTAAAATATTCATCTTTAATAAAAGGTAATACTTTTCTAGCAAACTCTTCTTTATGAAACAAATTACATAGTATTGTATGTTCTATTCTATCACTTTGCATTTTTTATATTACCTGCTTTCAATTGTTCATCTAATAATTCAATCAATATATCACCAATGTAATCAATAAACTCTTGATTCTCATACAACACTTGGTCAGTTGGATTTAATGCTACGGTGTAATCAAACTTCATAGGTAACTTACCATCTTTTAGTTCGCTTTCAGGTGCGAAAGAAACTTTACCATAATGATAAATTGTGCCTTTAAATTTTCCCTCTAATAATTTTATACAGGAAAATTCATCGCCTTCTTTATGAGCAAAGGCGTATCTTTTAGGCTTCTTCGTCTTGTCCGTAGGTGAATTTTTGTTTTGTGTATTCATCTATCTTTGTTAATACCTCTTTTGTAAAATACTTTTCAGGCTCTGAATTGATTGACTTACCAAAAGCTTTACCTGCTGGTGTTTCATATCTTGTAGATACTTTCTTAAATATACCTGCCTGTTCAGCTAATTCTAATAGACCATAATGTCTATCAAGACCTTTTTTATATGTTAGTCTAACATCTATTTGAGCGTTCTCTTTTGTTATTCTTGATTTATAATTTTTACAATGAATGATATTACCAACTACCTCTGTGCCGTCTTTTTCTTTTCGTTTACCTAGATAGATGATTGATGAAGCAGCGTATTTCAAACCTGAACCGCCACCCATTTCTTTTTGTGGAAACATAGAACCAATAACATCATAAGTGTGATTGGTCATAATCATAGGAACATTTGCTTGACCTAGTTTTAAAGTTAATACTCTAAAAGCAGATTTAACAATTTGAGACCTTGTCATATCTCTTGTCTCTTTACCCTCAGCTGTGTCTGTCATTTCTTTAGTTGTAGATAACATACCTAAACTATCTAATACAAACATCATAGGTTTTCTTTTATCTTCGGGTTGTTCCAAATACTTGTCTATAATTTTAATTGATTGTGTTCTAAATTCTTGAACGGTTGCAACTGGCATTACCAATAGTCTATTACTATCAACACCACGACTTTCAACCATATCTTTTGATATTGCATTTTCTGATTCAAAGTAAATGACACCAGCGTCTGGAGTTTTTTCTAAAAAACTTTTTACTACACCTAATGCAAAGTAAGTTTTACCTGTAGCAGCTTCACCAGCAATTGCCGTAATACGATTGCCTGGTAAACCACCATAAATTGAACCTGAAAGAAGAGCATTAAAAGAATAAGAACCAGTATCTATGAAACTATCTATATCGCCACCAGCAACACCGTCTTTTGCTAAAGTAGCATACTCATTACCTGTTTCTTTAATTATCTCTTTTAAAAAATCGCTCATATTCTTCTATTTCCTTATCTGTATAACTTAATGTATACCATTTAATGTTCTCACTATACACGAAATCATAAATTTTGTCAAGCTCAGGAGGTCCAAAGTCAAGAAAAATATAATCATTATGTCGCCTGTATATTGTGATTCTCATATTCTCGCCACATTTTTCTCATACTCTTATATTTAGAGTCTTTTGCAACTCTATTTCTGTATTCTCTAAATATCGTAGCCGATTCTGCAAAGTGGCAAGTCATTGCGTCTGGCTCTTGTGGTTTTACTTTACCTTTACTATCATACTTATTACCGTCTCTATGATTGGCATATCGCCTTGCCCTAGTAAAACCCATTTCTAAAAACTTTCTACACATATCCATACCAACAAAATCATTTTTTGCTCTGTAATCGGCATACATTGTATATATTTTTTTAGCACTTGTTTTTGCAATCTCTGGTGTTTTAAATCTCCAGTATTTACAAATCTGGTCTGTATAAGGTCTTACAAGTAATACTCCTTGTTCACCTCTACCTATACGATAAAGTTTTCTGGTTTCTTTATCTGTAAAATATAATTTTTTATAATCTAATTTATAATCAAACTCAATCATTTTGCTCTTTTACTTCTTTTATGTAGGTACGCCGCTACTTTATATATTCTATGTAAATTGGTAACTTTATCTTTCCAATGTTTTTCCATTAGAGGTTCCGCTATCCTTCTAATTGCTTTATGTTCTTTAGATTGTTTTACACCAATCTCAAATACGGCACCACCTGATAACTTTTCTTCTTTTGTAAAGTCATCTATCTTATTATGTCTATCTCGCTGTCTCTTGTCCATATCTCTAAATTTTTTCTTAAACGGCCATCTTCTTTTAATTTGTTATATCTTTTAGTTGCAAGTTTACGCCACCATTCTATAAGTTCATTATCATAAAATCTATCATAATTAGGTGCTCTAACAATCTTATCTGTTTTACCATTTACTATATCAATATAGTTTTCAATACCATAATTAGATACATAATATCTTTTTTGTTCAGTTAATTTTTTAGCATTAACTATTGTATCATTAAAAGTTTTTAAATCATCACCATCTATTGACCTTTTTATTAGACCAATAATTGCATTTGTTAATTTAAGTTTTCTACTAGAGGCATTTTCTGGTACTAAATGACCAGTTCTACTCTCAACATAATTTTGTAAATCTTTAAATGGTTTGCCGTGTATCATAGGTATAAAATCACTATCAGTTAGACCTTTGTATTTTAACATAGGTTTCATACCATCATATTGACTAGCAGATTTACTATTGCCATATAAACTAGTTGTTTCAAACATTACTAAATTCATATTATATTTTTTGTTTAGTTTTTCTCTAACTTCGTGAGAACAACATAGAGCGGCCAATAATTTACCACCTAGATAATTAAAACCAAATGGCTGTGTTGGCACAATTACAAAACCCATAATGGTAGTTTTGTTAAATGAAGTTAACTCTGGTATATTACCTAGTAAAGTATTTCTAGGTTTCATATTAATTACAGGCGAACCAAATCTCATAAAACCTACAAACTTACCTGTATTCTTTTCTTTTACTGCAAGTTTTAATGTTTTACCAGGAATAGAAACCATATTACTATGACTTGATATCATATTAATACAAGTGTCCCAAGTATCATTATCTAATTCAACAACTTCTAAATCCATAACCTCTGGTGACATATCAAAGTCATCAAACATATCTGAATCTAAACCCATACCTGGAAGTGGTGATGGTATTGTTTCTATTTGTGCCATTTTTTGGTCACGCATATATTGGTCTATACGATTAAACTGGCCAAAATAATTTGTAAAAACATTAGCACAATGTAGTGCTTCTTCTTTAGTTAGGGTCTTCATCATTCCATTTCCATAATAAAAATAAGGGTATAATATAACACATTTTTATTAATAAGGCAACCAGTAATAAATCAATTATCATAATCTTCGTTTTCTAAAATATCTTCTCCATAACGCTGACCTTGTCATAGATACAACGGTAAATATTAATGCAATACCCATACTATCAAATATGCTAGGGTGTAAATCAAATAATGGAAATATTAATAATTGTATAAGAACGGCTAATATAAAACCACTACCTACATCTATTACACTTTCAACTATATCTCTATTAATCATATAACCCAATTATATATAGCCCTCAATGCTAATAGTAAATACATAAGTTCCATTAGCGCTCTAGGTATATCTTTATCTTTTATTCCCATATAAATCCAAATACTACAAGACATTGTGGCAATCGCCCACCCCATCCATTGAGTTTGAACATCTGCGTTAGATAATATAAAGGCACCTATCATTGCTAATAGAAAACCTAACCATCGCCAACCATCTATTCTTTTATAATATCTAATCTTCATACTTCATTACCCCAATAATCCCAATTATCATAAGGTTTTTTTCTTGCAAACAATTCAATGTAGGGGCCCGGTACAAGTCTTTCTATTTCTTTATGTAGTAAAGGTTTCTTTGAGTGTTCTTCTCTTGGCGATACTACTAATTGTTTTACGTCTTTATTAATTCTTTTTGGTTTACCTTTTGTTGCAAGTAAACACATTTCTGGATTGCCTCTAGTCCAATATCCTAAACCGGTAAACATACCCATATTAGTTTTATTTGTTTTTGCCCAAGTAAAACCTACGGTCTTGTATTGAAAACCCCAGGCTTCTATTACATCAAATGCAAGGTCTAACATAGGGTCAATAACCCACATTAATAAAACTGAATTGTCAGCAGATATATTTTTGACAGGTAGATTGCATATGTCTAATAACTCCATACAATTATAGTGTTGATTAGGATTTCTACCCTCACCTTTCTTTGACCTTGATTTAAAATACCAAGGAGGGTCTGCATATATCACACCATATTTTTTATCAGGAAACATAGGCCATACCAACCATTTTAACTAAAAAACATAATAATAAAAACTGCCATAATTTTATTTGTGAATAAGCAAAAAATCTACCTATATTAAAAGACCAATATAAAACAAGATAAAATATTATAATATCTAATGTTGTCATAATTTATATTCAAAATTTTGTGTTGTATCATTTATTGCTATTTGTTTTGCACCATTACTAATATGAAAGTGTGTGGCCATTGGTGTAAGTGGTGATAAAGTTACCAATCTTTTTGTTTCAACTCTTTCAGATTTTAAAAAGTCAAATAACTTATTAATTATTTCTCTGCCTGCACCTCTTTTTCTTGACCATACCGTATATGCTACAGCAATTTTACCACATTGACCATCTTGACAAGCAACTTGACTCATATAATCCATTTCTCTAATGGTTGTCGGTACTTCATTTGTATATGCAACACAAACAATTGCCTCAATATTACTTTCATATTTTAATCCATAGATTTTTCTTTGAGCAGATAAACGCCATTCTAAATCTAATTCTGGTCTTACAGGATCCTCTGATACATCTATGTCTGTTAATTCAACTAACTCTGTACCTTTGACCCATTTAAAAAAATCATCTATCTTATATTTAAATAGTTTCATCCGAAAAATGCCTCCAATGTTGCCTTTGGTTCGTGTTCCCAACCTATAGCCTGAAGAATAAATCTCATAGGGTCTAAAAAGGTCTTCTCAAATTGTGTTTCATAATCTACGTATTGTTGTAGTTTAAATTCTTTTGGTAAACTAGTTATATAACTTATAACATCAAATTTAAAAGGGTTTGCCTCTACTAATTTAATAAATTTAATCTTGTCGCCTTCTTGTATATAAGGAAACTTATTTTGTAAACCAAATTCTTTTACTTGATAATTATATATAAGAGCACCTTTTACGTGAATTGGTGTGCCTTTAATAAAGATATTAGAGTTATCACGGTACTTTCTTAAATTATTACAACTTCTAGGAAAAGCAATCGCCTCTGGTGGCAATGCTTTAAATTCTTTTTTAAACTCTGCAACAAAATCGTGTAAATCACTTTCTTTTTTTGACATAATAATTTTAATTGCGTCTTTAATTTTACCTCTACAAACCTGTGGTGTAGATGATTTAACAGCCTCAATACCCATAAGTTTTAATTTAGGTTTTGATAATCTAATACCCTCTTCATCTAATACATTTAACATATATCTTTTCTTTGCAACCCATATACCTTTATTGGCAATAACTTCTCGTTTCATTACCATTGCATTTTTAAAAGCATTTGAATAATCAGCTAACTCTGCAAAACATTTTTCAATATATGGTTCTAATTTTTTATCACAAACTTTACCTATAAAATCTGCAATCTCATCATCTGATTTATCTTTACAAGTTTGTTCAACAAGTTTATCTAAACAAACATAAATTGAATCTGTATCAGACGCAACAATATAATCTTTTTTACCTTGCGTTTGTAATACTTTATTTAAATATTCGTTCATTTTATCTTCTATAAAACGAATAATAAACTGACCAGCAGTTGTAATACCACTCGCCTGTCTAACGTCATAATATCTAAAGTATTGATTACCTACTGCACCATAAGCTGAGTTTAAGGCAATCTTTCTTGCCCATTGTATATTATGACAACGAGATATTTCTTTTACTAGTTCAGGTGATTTAGTTCTTTGATATTGTTGTTTTGCTTTCAACATTCTTTTCTTATATACAACACGTTCATTGTACATTGTTTCCATCATTTCAGGTAGAAAGCCTTGACTATCATTCTTAAACATTGCACCATTTGGTGTTAAACAAGCGCCTTCAGTTTTTAAGAAATCTAGTGGTGTTCTATTTAACATTTTGTTTACAGATACACCCTTACTAGACGAGCCGATAATTTTTTCCGGTGAAATATTATATTGAATAATAATATGTGGATATAGTGAGTTTATATCAAACGACACAATCCAATTATGGCCGCCTAGTTGAGGTTCTTTTACATATGCGCCTTCGTATTTTGTTTCTTTAGAGTGTTCTTCTCTTGGTGGCACAGCTATGTTCTTTTTCATCAAGTGGTTTGCAATCAAGGTATCCCAAACTCTAACTTGCGAAAATATGTCGTCATAATTAACTTTAGATTCATATGCAACGGTCAATGATAAATCAATAAGACCTAACTTATCTTCTAATGCGTCAACTATTTCAACATCTTGAATATTATAATCTACAAACTTTTGAAAGTCTTTAGTATAAAAATCTTTAAATGTTTCAAAAGGGTTTTCGTGTTTCTTTTGGCCTAATTCTAATTCGCCAATAAAATCTAATCTATAACTTTCTTGTCTTGTTGGTATAAACCACTTATACAAGTCAAGATAATCTAACATTACAATACCGAATAATTGATAAACGGTTTGTGGTCTGCCTCTTACAACAATCTCATCACGATTGATTAAGTTCCAAGGCGACATTCTATTTGCAACTTTATCACCTGCCATTAATTTTATTCTATTCATTAAGTAAGGCAAGTCAAAGAATTTTGTATTCCAACCAGTAATAATATCAGGA